ATGAAAAAGAAGCTTAAAACTCACCGATCTGTAAGTAAAAAGAATGCATGTTGTTGCGGAAATGTAAAGGAAAGTGTGTTGCGCCGGTTCTCTCATTATGTTCCTGCGATGTACGCGCTGTACAAGTTTTCAAACGATTTACATCCGCACTTCTGGTCATTGGTTGGCACCGCTGACTGGCATGCACTCAAGGAGGTTCTTAACGCCTTAATATCAATGAATTAATTGTGTTTTTAAATTACGTAACTTTTTGTTTTTATGGTGGTTGTATGAATAATAACCTTAACATTAACGGTAAATCAGAACTGATTTAACACCTCTTATCATTTGGAGGAAGCGCCATTTCCTCCGGAGTGCTTTTGGCTAATGGAGCAGCGTTATCCAGAAGTAGGGTAGTATTGTAAAAGGAATTTCCGTTGAAGCTGGACATAAACGATCTTGACATTTCAGAGGAAAAAATGCTTAGTGCGATTGAGTCAGCTCTTACTGACCTTTCGCTTTCAGACATTGTACCTACTGATCTAAAAGACGCGTTTGTTCAAGCTGGTTTACAGGTGGTACGGCAAGAGGATACTGAGCAAAGGTCCATTACAAATGATGGCATTTACTTAAGTTCTTATCTTGATCATCTGATGCGTGTGTTTATTAATCGCGCATTGAGAAACAACGTTTTCCATGTTGTCAAACCCCGGGTTGTCAACTCGGTTATTGGTGTAAAAGAACCTATAACGGCTGGTTTTCTTACTATCCTTTTACAAAAAAAATTCCTGCTACGTGGGCTGTTTAAGTGGATAAGAGCCCCACCAACCTTGTGCTTAAAGGATTATATTTCACTGCATCCTCTAAGTGTTCAGGTGCAAAATGGGCATAGCGCATAGTCATTTTAATGTCTGTATGACCTAAGACACGCTGAAGCACGAGTATGTTACCGCCATTCATCATAAAGTGACTGGCAAAGGTATGTCGCAAAACATGGGTAAGTTGCCCCGCTGGTAATTCGATATTTGTTCTTTCTAGTGCTGATCGGAACGCTCCATAACAATCACTAAATAACCGAGCTTTTTTATCATCAGGCAGAGAGTCATAAAGCGCTCTGCTGATGGGAACAGTGCGGTTTTTTCTGCCCTTTGTGTTGGTGTAGGTGATTTTGTATTTCGCGAGCTGGCTTTTTTTCAGGCTCTCGGCCTCAGACCATCGCGCTCCAGTCGCTAGGCATATCTTGACCACTGTTTCTAAATCCGGATGGTCATGGCGTTTGCACTCTGCAAGCAGTATCCCGATCTGGTCTCGAGTGAGCCAAGCCATTTCCATTTCTTCTGTACGGAAGGGACGCATATTTTTTAAAGGGTTCTCACCTTTCCATTCTCCAAGGCGATTTAGCTCATTGAAAACCGCCCGAAAGTAGGCCAACTCAAGATTAAGTGTGCGTGGAGAAACTACTTTCACACGATTCGAACGCGCATACTCACCTTTAAGCCTTTTTTCCCTGTATCGGGAGAACATCTGTGCATCAAAATCTCTTGCAAGCGGTTCACCCATGCAGTCGAAAGCGTGGTGCATTGCTAATTGACGTTTGAGGCCATCTTTTAAGGTGATGCCGTGGGCACTATACCAAGCGTCAACCAACTCTTTGAGCGTGCGTCTGTCTTCTTTTTCTTCCTGCCACGGATTTTGCACGGTGTATTGTTCAAAGGCCAAAGCCTCACCTTTAGTGGCGAATTTCTTCCTGATGCGCTTGCCTTTTGCCCCGTTTGGATAAAGTTCGCAAATCCAGCCGCCAGCGGGTTTTTTACGGACAGTCATCAATTAACCTCGCTGTATACACCTACTACTCGTCCAATCGTTTTTATCTCATCAATCCCACACTCAAAAGGCACTTTACCGCCAGCAACATGCAGCCTTTTCCCTGGTAAAACGGTTAATTCGCGGATGCTTATTGCCCCTTCTATATCAACTAACCAACTTCCATCAGCTAGAGAGGCGGCCTTGTCGACAAAATGCAACCTTCCATCTGTGCGAACAGCAATACCATCAACGAGTTGTTTGCGGAAAAGGTGAGGATCTATACTCAAAAACTCCTCTTCATGTAACTTACCTTCACTTAAAGTGAATTCTTCATACTCTATTTGTGTTTTCTTCGATGTCTCGTGTTCAAATTTTTTCCCTTCACCAGTTAGTAACCATTTCAGACTTGCTCCTGTATCTAACGAACAAATGGCTGCGTAGTCATAAGAAATCGTGCCCCGCGTGTAGCGGTTCTGAAGGGAACTTGCTGAAATATCGAGGTAATTTGCGAGTTGTATCTTCTGGGTGAAGCCGTAGACATCGCATATCCGATCAAGGATTTCGATAGGCTCCAAGTGAGTGTCTTTAATATTCATTTGTTAATCCGTGTATTGACCAATGCTATAAAGTTTATTACATTGCTCTTTAGTGTTTTTCTGCTGGCCGATATTGGCAAATTGATGGCTAGCAATGGCAAAAGATGGCAAATAGGGAATGATGCAACATGGCTTCTGAAATCGCAATCTTCAAAGTACCCGCACCGATCGTAACTACTGAACAATTTTCAGTGTTAGAGGGGGTCTCTCTTCGTACCGTTTATCGCTGGACTACCGGAGATAACCCGCAGTTACCAATTGAACCCCGTACCATCCGTAAAGGCTGCACAAAAGCAGGTGGCCCGATTCGTATCTATTACGCGCGCTGGAAAGAGGATCAATTGCGTAAAGCGTTGGGGCATTCACGTTTTCAACTCGTCATTGGTGCGTAATTCACTTTAAGTGAGTTTTTGAGGGCAAAGTATGTTTGATTATGCCGTTTCTAAACACCCGCACTTCGATGAAGCCTGTCGCCAGTTTCCAGCACGCCACAATGTGACGACGCTCGCTAAACAGATCGGCATGAATGCGCAGACGCTGCGCAATAAGCTGAGTCCGGGCCAGCCTCATCAGCTCACTTGTGTGGAATTACTCACGATTACCGACATTACTGAAGATTCAAGCTTGCTTGATGCCCTCTTGGCGCAGATTAACTGCATGCCGTCCGTGCCAGTTAATGAGGCCAGCGCTGGGAACATCCCAACGTATGCACTACAGGCGATCGCTGCCGTCGGCAATATTGCTGCCGCTGCTGTTCAAAGCGACCATAAAACCCCAGTCCGCAAAAGTGCGTTGCTTGAAAGCGTAAACACGGCGATCCGCCATTTGTCGCTAATCGGCCTGACCGTTCAAAACCGTATCCAATCCACCCCGGCGCTTGCCTCCACCGTTGACGTGCTCGGCGGGTTGAGTGCAGTTGCTGGTTTAAGTTGAGGTGATCACTGTGCCTATCTCAATCGCTCCACTGCTGAAACAGCAAAGCCCATCGCGCCATTTTGAAAACGGCTTTATTGAACTGCCGGGTGGTAAACGCTGGCGACCACGTCACGATCAGGCAGCATTGCTGCGCGGTCTATCTACTGTAAAACCTGCGCAACTGCTGCGCCGTTTGCTCTGCCGTTAATTGGGGTTGATATGTTACTGGCAACGGATAACCAAAAAGCTATCGGCATTAAGCGTATTTCCCAGATCAAGCGGGAACTGTTTGCCAACAGGAAAAACGTGGCGCAAGAGGCTTTTGATAAATCGCCACCGCATATCCGCAAGACAATCTGCTTCCATGCCGAGCTGAAAGCCCGCCATGTACAAATGACGTTTGCCGAAATGAGCTACACCGAGCGCCAGAAAATCATCTGGGCACTGAATGACCTGATTGATTTATCAAAAACTTTACCGCGTTTCATCAGTGATGATGATTGCGAATTAAACAGTAATTAACCCCCCTGGCGAAATTCTGGCGTAAACCCGCCGGGCATCGCTTTGCTTGAATTAAGGAATTAACCCAATGAATAAACAGATTATCGGTATTGATAAAGGCGATGAGTCGGATCACGACAGGGTGATCGTGCTGCTCAATACCGCTCGCCTTGATGAACGTAAAAATCAGGCGGAAGTGGCCGCCGCTCGGCTGGTTCGTCTGGCGTCGCATATTGCACAAAACGGCTTGAACGCTATCGAGGCCGTGGAGTTACTGCGCCAAGAGGCTGAGGCCATCGAACACAAACCGCAGGAGCTGCATTGATGGCTTACCTCATGGATATCGCACAAGAGCGTCAAGCGCTGATCCTGGACGCACAGATCGCCAATGCTCGTAAGTCCTCGGTTATGCCTTCGGCTTTTAAATGTGAAGACTGCGACGCACCGATCCCTGAAGCCCGTCGCATTGCCCTGTTGGGCGTAGAAACCTGCGTAGCCTGTCAGCACTTGCGTGAAGCCAAGCGCCGCCATTATGCGGTGCAGGCATGACAGGTTTCATCATCGTTTTCAGCCTGCTGCTGTTTGCAGTGGGCTTTTTTTGGGCTACTGATTTAAGTGATGCGGAATACGCCCGCAGACCTGAAGTGCAACCTTATGACTGAAGGCAATCCGTGGGCTTATTCCTGGAACCTACCGCGCCCGGCGATTGCCGGGCCAGTAAGACCGCTTACCCGTGAGGAGCACGCTCAGGGGCAAGCTGTTTTGCGCAATATCCATTCCCTACCGCGCTTTCTTAGCGCCATTTTCCTGTCACGCCATGATTACTTGCTGAAATCAAAAGGGCTGCATGACGCCAATAAATGGCTTGTGTTCCAGTTTGAGCGCCGCATATGGCCCCGAATTGAGGCGGTAAACGCCAAGAATGGGATGAACTTAGCGGCTTCACCGCGCTGGATGGCTGAAGTTGATAATTATGCTGGCTTACCGGGTATGGATGACAAAGAGCTGAAACGCCTTGCGGATCGCGTGGCCGGTCAACTGTTGTCTATCTATGAAAGCCGAGTTGAAGAATTCATTAAAAGCAACGGCGGAGACAATACAGGGCTGTTTGAAGATAGCACTCAAGCCTGTTTTTATGGTCATACCGCGCCGATGGCCCGCGCCTTCAACATCACCCCGATGTACTGGCGCAAATACCGCAAGGGCAAACTGGATGCCCGGTCAGCTATTGCCAGTCTGTCACGGTTGGTGAATGCCGAGTGGTGGGAACGCCAACTGAAAGCGCAGCGCACTCGCTGGCGTGAAGCCTTGCTGATTGCGGTGGGTAATGTGAACCGGGGTGTTTCCGCTTATGCCAGTAAGCAGGCGATCCGCGAAGTGAAAGCCCGCCGCCAGTCCAATCTTGATTACCTGAACAGCCGGGAACTGGAGAACGCCGACACCGGCGAACGTATCAGCCTTATCGACAAGGTGATGGCGAGTATCTCCAACCCGGAGATCCGTCGGATGGAGTTAATGGCGATGATTGCTGGTGTCGAAAAAGCTGCTGCCGAGTACGGGCATAAAGGGCTGTTCATCACCATTACCACGCCATCCAAATACCATCCGACGCGCACTCTCGGTAAAACCAATCCCAAGGTGCAGTTTAACCACAATTGGGATGCCGAAGCTTACACACCCAAAGACGGCCAGCGTTACCTGGTCAAGCTGTGGAGCAAGATCCGCACCGCCTTTAAAGATAATGACCTGCAGGTTTATGGCGTGCGAGTCGTTGAGCCCCATCACGATGCAACCCCGCACTGGCACATGATGCTGTTCACCACCAAAGAACAGCGCCAACGGGTGATCGATATCATGCGCCGTTATGCCATGGATGAAGATGGCAACGAACGTGGCGCAGCGAAGAACCGTTTTGACTGCAAGCACCTGAATAAGGGCGGTGCGGCAGGCTATATTGCGAAGTACATCGCAAAAAATATCGATGGCTATGCCCTGGACGGTGAACGCGATCATGAAACCGGTGAGCTGTTGACCGAGACCGCCGCTGCTGTTACCGCCTGGGCGTCAACCTGGCGCATTCCTCAATTCCACTCCATCGGCTTGCCTTCCATGGGCGCTTACCGTGAATGCCGCCGCATCCGCTCAATCAGCCTGGCAGATGACTTTGACGCCAGCGTTGAGGCTGTTCGCGCTGCTGCGGATGCCGGAGATTTTGCCGCTTATATCCTGGCGCAGGGTGGGGCTAATGTCCCCCGTAAGGAACAAACTGTGCGTGTTGCTCGTCGTGTCGCTGAAGAGCTCAATGCTTACGATGAAGAAGTGCAGCGGGTGATCGGCATTTTCGCCCCGCACCTGGGTAGCTCACGCATTCATGAGACCCGCACCACCCAATGGCGCATTGTCGCCAAAGCCGTTGACCTTGAGGGCTTGACCTTAAAAAGCGCCTCTGGCGCGCCTCGGAGTCCTGTCAATAACTGTGGGTTGGTCGATAGCAAAGGCGCTACCAATACGCAGGATAGTGAGCCTGTAGAGGTCGTGACGGTGTTGGAACACCCGCCAGAGACACCGATTGACTGGAATGATATGACCGTTACACGGTCTGTTATGAGTCGTATACGGGCTATTCCATCACAGATAAAGAAATCACAACGCAGTTTTGACCCTTATCAGGTGCCAGATGTGGCCCCGTCAGCAAGATTGACCCCGGCAGAGCGTGATCGGTTGGGCGGAATTCAGGCTGATTTGGCATTGCACGACATTGTCGCCCAGCGTTGGGAACTAGAAGCGCTAGCACGCGGTGCTAAAGTCAAATTTGGTGATCTTTCAATGCAGTATGAGCCGGTTAATGATTGGGCTGGTTTTTAATAATTGGTTGCGGAAGCAAAACTTATGGTTGATACTGTATATGCATACAGTGATTAAGCATCGGAGGAACAGGGTGCATTTACCAGTAGTGGAAGAATTGGTTGTTTTGGAACGTATTGAACTCATTGCCCGCTTGGGGGTTTGTTATGAGAGCCAAGCTAAAGATAAAGACATTGCATTGATATGGATTTCAGAATTGGCCGGTGAGATGAAAACTAACATCGCCCCGGAAAAAGCAGCGGTGATTAAACAACTCGCGACTATTTCTTGATCCAGTAGGTGATGTATGAAACGAGATTTACACATGGCTGGGGCGTTCATAGAAGCGCTGAAAACTACCGATAAGGGCCGCAGGATTAAGACGGTAGATTTTATACACGCGGCGACAAAGCAAGGAACGCACGTTACCCCGGCGGAGGCGAACTACTACATAAAAAATAGGTCTGGCCATGTTTTCAAGTTGATTGAAGAGGGGCGCTATCAGCACAACACATACCTTTATCTGTGCTAAAAATTGTACTAGCTCAGAACTTGAACTGGCATTGTCACAGCACAGAGCTTAACCTAACGGGGTAGCTCTGTGCCAAGAAAGGAAGTCTGATACATAACATCACGATTACCTCAAAGATTGAGTCACAAGACTGTAGGAATAAGGAATGAGCGTTATATTTTTAAATTATTTTCATCTGATTTTAAATGTTTTGAATATAAGGATGGTATTATGAGTAACACCATCCATTTAAGAGGTTAACTATTGATTCGATGACCATATTCCCTGAAGGATTCAGTTAAAAAAACAATAATAGAAAATATATGCTTTGAAACTTCATCTTCGTTAACCTCGAAATCTCTAAAATTTTGATGAGTTAATGTATGTCGTAAAGTTGATAATTTTTCCAGCCCATCAGATTTTAACTGGTCAATTTTGTTTTTTTTGTTGCTACTCTCGGGCATTTCATCAATTATCGATACATCAAGGCCGAGATGGGAACAAAAAGCATGACTCGCATAATCTTTTGCGCCTCTCAATCCATAGTTATGGTTGACATTCCAATTGAGCTCGTTCCTGCAATGTTCCAACAACTGTAAAGGTGAACCGGAAAAAGCAATGCGGTTAGATAAATTGAACACGTTTTTCAAAGGAAAGAAGAACTCAAGCATTTTATAAAGACATAAAAACATACTATCTTGTTTTTTAGAGCGAATAGCCCTTATTAACTCGAAGTAAAGCCAATCATGATCCTCCTCTGGCAATGACAAGGCCAGCTCTATAATGTTTTCATATATGGCTTCATGCTTTTTATCAAGTAGTTCCACATATAGCAAAACCCTAATTATTTTAACTTCTAATTTCTCGCTGCCGTATTCTTCATCAATACTAAGTGTAAGTAAATCAGGGAGGGTTTTTATTAATTCCTCTTCGAATATATAACCATTTTCCTCTAATAAACTTAGCTGCGCATTCGGCTGTATATTAAATTGGGTATAAAATACAAGGTTAGATAAAAAGTGACACTTATCTTCTATTAATCCTATGTCTTCATCAGTGTGGTTTTTATATTCAAACCCCTTGCTCCAATAAATAAAAAATTCTTTACCATCAGATTTCAACTGAGTAATATAATAGTCATCCTTGTGTAGTTTACCTCCCCATTCGCAATTGCGGAAAAAGTTAATGCCTTCATCAACGAGTTCGTGATAAATATCACCATCATCAGGACTACAGGGGACAACCATAACTCTTTCGACTGTGTCCCTCCCTGAGTGTGAGTTAAACCATCGTGTAAACTGGTTTTCCATAAAATTCATTGGATTTTTTGTCATCTCAAACCACTCGCCAACATGGGTACATGCTATTATTTTCTATAACAGCTTCTACATGTCTGAATAAGTTTGTAAAGGCTTTTAGATAGTAATTCCTTTCTAACTCCCCAATTCGACTTGTGCGGCCTCTTGTCGAAAGCACCTCATTGAGTGTCTGGAGATCTACAAATTCGTTAAGTTGTATATCATTCAAATTATCCATGAATCTAATAAGATGACTAAGCCTATTCTTTAAATCATCCATTTTAACTTTAGCTTCGCTTAGATTGTAATCAAATCCGGAGTACCCTAGAGTATATTCTGCCACCGCTACAATAAAACCTATTGAGCCTGGTGCTGATGTAAATATATCTCTTCCAGATTTTATTCTTGGTTCTTCTTCTGCATCAGTATCTGTCCTTGTTACTTTGTCAAATCTTTCATCTAGGTCAACTAATAATCTTATGGCATCCAAGAAAAGTGGGAAATATTCTGCGTCGGAAGCTGCATCAGTTATATCAATTTTTGAAAACTCCTCGGCCATTTTATCTTTAATATCTACATCTATAGAACGAGATGTAAAAGCCAAAAATAGCTCGACGACTCGAGAGCTTTTGTATGTTCCAGCCTGAGTTCGTCTGGAGTTGTCACCAACAGTAATTATTCTAATGTTCCCTACGCTATCGTTTACTTTTGATATAAGTTGTTTGTACAATACATCCAATTGTCTTTTTAGATCCCAAGGAACTTGTCCCGTATTTAATACAAGCATCCTATAAATTAATGTGTCAACTTTCTCTGAAATCCATATTTCAACTCTTACCAGACTATCTTGTGCATTGGCTTCTTTGAGTGCAGTCGTCCTTTGCATACCATCAATTATGCTAACCTCTAGTCTTTTATTTTTTATATCACTAATTAATTCATTGGAGTTTTCCACTTCACTCAACATGTCATAATCACTTTTAGGGCACACCACACCTATTACGACCGGAGGAATAACAGCTCCATCTTTGATATCTCTAACTAATCTACTTCTTATTTTTAGGCCCGTTTTCGACTTAATTGCTGGACGCTGCCCATCTAAACCTCCATCATTAGCATAAGAAGCCTCAACCAACTCTAAATAGTCTTTAGCTGAAACTGTCGCCATAATTGACCAGCATGAACTTCTTTCGTCGCGTAACTTGATAACTGGTATGTCTTGCATAATATTATCTACCTTATACTTACTCATTAAAGAATACGTTGACTTAATTACAGAAAGATTCTCACCAATAATATACAAGGTTTTTAGGTAAAAAAAACACTTTTTGGTCTCATTGCCGCATCAAAATTTCAGAAAATAAGTCCGCTCTTCGCTCAGAGCGGACAGTTGGATTTAATTGTGTGCTGGCAGAGAACGCAGCCAGCTCAAGTCTGAGCTAAATACCCTATGCATGCATTAGATGCATGAATTCGCATGATGATCCGGTGTGAGTTTTACCCCCGCAGTGCCAGCACTGGCGCGGATCGTGTCGGATCATGCAAGTGCATTAAAAGCGACACATGAAGCGGGCAGGCGAGGCGGGGATAGCATTGCGCGCAAGCGGTGTTTAGACCATTTCAAATTGTCCGCCAGCGGGCCATCACGGCGATTTATCGAATCATTCAAGCATTCACGCAGTTTTAGAACGCAGCGCGCTAGCGGCGCTCTCAGGTGTTTGTAGCGGCACACATTTCAATATCAAACCATGACACCAAAAAATGACACTAACTCACCCTTGTAATGGTGTCACAAAATGATACTATAAACCCCATGAACAAACGACACCAAAAAACGCTGTCAGATGTGTTTGCCCGGCCTGTCAACGGTTCTATAAAGTGGTCTGATATTGAGGCGCTTTTTACCGCATTAGGGGCGGAGATTCACGAAAGGGAAGGTTCTAGGATCGCGGTGCTGTTGAAAGGTGAGAAACGAATCTTTCACCGGCCACACCCCAGACCTACCACTGACAAGGGAGCGGTTAACTCCATACGGATCTGGTTGGATAGCTTAGGAATTAAACCATGATGAACAATACACTTAAAATCGACGGCCACGTGGCCGTCATCACCTTTGACCCTGAAATTGAAATGTTCCGGGGTGAGTTTGTCGGACTAAATGGCGGCGCTGACTTCTACGCCTACAGTGTTGAAGAGCTGAAAAAAGAAGGTTCTATTTCGCTGGCGGTCTTTTTGGATGAGTGTGAAAAAGATGGCATTGTGCCTTACAAATCGTACAGCGGAAAAGTGACCACGCGCTTGTCGCCGGAACGTCATCAGGCGTTAGCGATAGCGGCACAGGCTACCGGGCAGTCAATCAATGAGTTGCTGAATGAAGGCGTTGATTTGGTTATCGAAAAACATTCTTAACTTTAATAGGCCGATGTAAGTCGGCTTATTAACTGGAGGTAAAGTGGCGAATAATATTCATTGTGAATTAAAAAAAACAAAAGATGGGCTGTTTAACTACTCCGTTAAAAATAGACGTGGTGAAATAATTTTCAGAAGTGAAAATTATACAAACAAACACGCAGCCATTACGAGTTTTGAAATTCTTGTTGAAGCTTTAAGTAATGACGAATACGAAGAGCAATACGAATTCGATAGCTTTAGAAAGCCATATATATTGATTAAAACAAAATACGTGAATGTTGTAAAAAGTATGCCTTTCGAAAGTTATTCTGAAGCTAAGTTATCATTTCTTAATCTAAAAAATAATATAAATAAGATGAAGAATGATATTGATAGCATAGATTCGGATAGAGTTTGTGAAAAGGATAATAGAGTATCTAGTATTGTCGATTTTGTTACCAAGATATCTGAAATAAAAAGAGAAAGAGGATATTCATATTACTTTAGAGGTCATTCTGATTTTGGTTACGATCTATTGCCCGGAATTTACAGAAAAGAGAGTCGCTGGATTAAACGGGAGCATAAGCTATTTAGGGAAATTATAATAAAATGTCCCTATGAATTTAAAAATAGTAAAACTACTTTCCAAAAACTTGTTAAAATGCAACATTATGCGTTGCCTACAAGATTGCTTGATATCACAACAAATGCTCTGGTTGCCTTGTATTTTTCTTGTGTCGGGGGTAAGGAAAAAGAAAAAGATGGAGAAGTCATTGTTTTCAAAATAAGTGATCAGGACATCAAGTACTTTGATGACAAGGATGTATCTTTACTTTCAAATTTGAGTAAGGTTGAATATTTGTTTAATTTACCATCCACACAGGAAGAAGAAGATTATCTCAGGGATATGGTTATAGGTGGATCTCAAACAGGCTCGGATTCGGATAATGAGAGTAATGAGTCTTTTTCGTCATATTACCGGGATGCAATTAGAGCCTCGAGTGAAAGAAGTAAAGAATCCGAAAGGTTATTGCTTGATGCAGTAAGTAGAGATGGGTGTTTTATGCCATCTGGCATTTTTGGAAAAGATTTGAATAAGGTCGTTTGTGTCAAGCCTGAAATGGATAATCCTAGAATTGTTAGACAGGATGGAGCTTTTCTTTTATTTGGCATGAATTATGAGAAAAGGATGCCAGCATCTATTCCTAACCATTACATACATGCACCAGATAGTGGAAAGATAATAATAAAGGCCGAGGTAAAGGAAAAAATAATCTCAGAGTTGGAATCCTTAGGTATAACGGCTGGTAATGTTTATCCAGAAATTGAGCATGTAGCCAATCACATAAAAAGAAGATACCAGTAAAAAAACCGCCAATCACTGGCGGCTTTTGTTTATTCTGTTGGCAACTCATAAGGCGAGAAGCGGATCACCTCTTCCCCGATCCACTCATTGACCTCTTTCATTCGCTCTTGCAGCGGGGTTAACTCGTTGCGTACAAATACCTGCGCGGCTTTTTTCACATCCCCGAACCCGCCGGAGTTATCAGGGATAATTCCCATCATTTGAGGCGGCACCCGATGGGCGCTTAACAGATCATCCCGGCTGACTTTTTTGATATTAAAAAAGTCGTCTTTGGTGGCGACTTCGGACAGCGGCACAATTTTAATGCCGTCGGGTTTTCCGTTTGGCGCGTACATGAACAAGTTGCGGAAGTTGTTTAAACCTTTGGTGCTCTGCATAGCTTTGCGCATTCTGTCAACGTCAGTTGTACTTTGCGCTGCATCTGTCATATACAGGATGTAACCAGCATGACAGCCGTTCTCAAAATATCGGCGGCGGAACAACGTAGCCGATTCATTAAGCCAGGCCGAGTTCAACGCGCTGAGGTATTCCGGCAGGCCGTACAGTTCTTGATTGATATCTGGCTCAATCAGATGAAAAACGCTGTCAGGCTTGAAGCGGTGTGCCTCTTTCCAGTCTTGCACAAACCAATAAACGCCATGCTCAACCCCTCGGCGCGTGTACTTAGCTGGCGCACATTTCAACTGCAGCGGTTTACCTAGCTGGTTTTGCCGTTCCTCTAAAAAACCATTGCCAAACACCAAGTAATCCAGCGCGTATCGGCTAAATTCCTGCTGACTTAACAGCCGGTGCGGGATGAACGTTGACGCCAAAATGTTGCGCTTAACATACATTGGCGAGCTGTGATGAACAGCGGCCCGTAGGCTGCGTGCCAGTCCGTCAAAGCTGATCGGCGGCTCATACCATTTGCCGTTGCCCGTGCACTCGATGTAATCCAGAATTTCCCGCTTATCCAGCACAGCGGACGGTTCGCCAAACGAGAAGGCTTCAAAGCCTTGTTGCTGCGTTGTCGGTTGGGCTGGGGTGGTCAGTGTCTTGCGGCCTTTACGCTTACTCATGAATAAAACTCCAAAATGTTGGGGCTGCTGTGGCCGCTGCCTGCGGTGAGCGGTTCGTTTAACAGGGCGTGCATGATTGCCCACGCGACATCGGCGTGGCTGGCTTCTTCACTGCGGCTGGCGGTATAGGTGGAGCGTGCGCCGCTGGCGGTCATGGTCTTGCGGATTGCCATAAAGGCGGCGGTGATATCGGTGTGGCTGGTGTCGTATTCCAGACAGCCGCGCCCAATGGTGTCTTTGGCTTTCAGCACCATGGCGGTCTTGATTTCTGGGGTGTATTTGATTTCTCGCGCTGCCGGGAAGAATTCGCGCACCAGTTGGAAAACCCCTTGCCCGACGGTGGTCGCATCGATACCGATGTATTCCACGCAATATTTTTCGGTGAGGTCTGCGATTTTCTGGGCCTGATCGGCAAAGTTCATGCCCTGCCATTGGTGGCGCTCAAGCACGCGGAATTTGCCACCGGCCACCATAGGCGGCGCGATGACTGCACACCCGGCGCTGTCGCCGCCGTTGGCTTCTGACGGATCGTAACCAATCCACACTGGACGATAGCCAAACGGCCGCACTGCGTAGGGGTTGACGTCCTCCCACTCTTCCAGCGTGTCGACCATGCAGCCTTGCAGCTCGGCGAACGGGAACACCGACGCTGTATCGTCCACGAATTCACACATCAGCAAGTTTTGATACTCACTTGGCGCGTACTCAAGGGACAGCTGATTAAGGTCAAACAGGTTACAGCCGCCGGTCAGCGCATCTTCTACCGTGACAATTTGCCGCCACTGCCCATCCCCGCACAGCACACCTTTTGCCAGATGGCTGTGACTGAGGTCGAGCTGAATGTGGTCGTTCTTACTGCGGCGACCTTTGTTGAACAGCTCACCTGACCAGAACGGGTAAGCCGAATGCGCCAGACTGGATGGCGTGGAAAAGTAGGTTGTGCGCCATTTCTTGTGCAGTGACATCCCGCTGGCGACTTTGCGCAGCTCCTGGAATTTCGGTATCCAAAAATATTCATCCAAGTAGAGATTGCCGGTGTAGCTCTGCGCGGTGCGCACGTTGGTGCCGAGAAATATCAGGCGTGCACCGTTCGGTAACACCATGGGATCGCCTTTAAGGTCAACATCAACCTGTCGGGCAAAATCAATGATGTAGTTGCGGAAGACATGCGCCTGCGCCTTGCTGGCCGATAAGAAGATTTGATTGCGGCCGGTAGTTAGCGCATCCATTAACGCTTCACGGGCAAAGTAGAAGGTTGCGCCAATCTGGCGCGATTTCAGGATATTGCGGATGCGGTGTTGCATCCCGGCACGGTGCCAGCCGCGCTGATATTCGAAGCAATCCCCCAGAAAAATATCGTTGAGCTTGGCAATGGCCGATTCACTGAACAGGTTACGCTCGACGGGCTTACGTTCGCCTTTATTGCGGTTGGCGACGTTCGGGTTTAAATCCGCCTCGTTGCCGCTCATTGAATAGCGATTGACCCGCGCCAGCCGTTCAATCTGGCGGCCGAGCAGGTCAATTTCTTTAAAGTCGATCCCCTCCTTTTGCGTTTTCATGATGAGCTGAATTAACCGCGCTTCCATGCTCTGTTCCACGCGGGAAATGGGCGCGATAGCGTCCCATTTATCGCGCAGCTTCCAGCTCTGCACGGTCGGTGCCTTGGCATTCAGCGTTTCCGCAATTTGGCGCACAGAGAAGCCCTGCCAGTAGAGCAGGGCTGCTTGGCGGCGCGGATCGCTAATGATGGTTGTCGTCGGTGTCGTATTCATGCTGCCAAGGCTACGGAAGCGCCGAGTGACTCGCATTAAGCCCTTGTTGTGCCTCAGATCTTCCAACTGCAACGCGTTGAGACGTGACGCCATTCCCCTGAAACTAGCCCCGAACCCAACCACCACAACTGGAGCCGTTTACATGGCAAAGAAAGTTTCTAAGTTTTTCCGCATCGGCGTTGAAGGCGACACCGTTGATGGCCGCGAGATCGGCGCGACGGATATTCAACAGATGGCCGCGACCTACAGCCCGAAGGTGTTCGGCGCACGCATCAACATGGAACACATCAAGGGGATTTTGCCGGATAGCTATTTCCGCCGTTACGGCGGTGTGGTTGAGCTGAAAGCCGAGAAAATCGACGAGCCGGATGAACCCCTGTTGCACGGCAAGTGGGCGCTGTATGCCAGTCTGGCCCCGACCGCCGATCTGGTGTCAATGGTCGGCGCAGGCCAAAAAGTTTTCACCTCTATGGAAATTCGCCGCGATTTTGCCAAGACCGGCAAAGCCTATCTGGTCGGGCTGGCGGTCACCGATGACCCGGCGAGCCTCGGAACTGAAATGCTGGAATTCAGCCGCCGCCACGATGACGTCGAGTTTTCCGCACCGCTGGAAGTCCATTTTGATTTTGAGCCAGCCGCTGACCCGGAATCCTCATTCTCTTCCCGCATTAAGGCGATGTTTACCCGCAAGCAGGCTGGTGATGACGTGCGATTCAGTGAAATGGAAGGCGCAGTGATGACCGTGGCCGAGAAGTTGCAGGAAGCAGAAGCGCGTTTTACTCAGACCACTGACGCCCTCAATGAAGTGATTACCGGCCTCAAACAGCAGGTGGAAAGCGGCAACAGCGCTTTCAATGAGCTGAAAACGCAGCTTTCCACCTCTGAAAGTTTTAGCCAGCCGACCCGCCCGGACGCCACTGGCGGCAACGGTGCGCAGGACGTGCTGACCGACTGCTAAGACAGTCACACCCGATAAAACTAAATAAAAACAGGAATAAAAATGCGCAAGCAAACTCGCTTTAAATTTAATGCCTTTCTGTCCCGCGTTGCCGAGCTGAACGGTGTCGACACCGGCGATCTGGATAAAAAATTCAGCGTAGAGCCGTCTGTCACGCAGACCATCATGACCCGCGTACAGGATTCCTCCACGTTCCTGTCCCGCATCAATATCTTGCCGGTGCGGGATATGAAAGGGGAAAAAATCGGACTGGATGTCACCGGCACGATTGCCAGCACCACCGACACCGCTGGCGGTGATGAGCGCGAAACCGCCGACTTTGCCACGCTGGATACGGAGGGCTATTTCTGTCAGCAGGTGAACTACGATTTCCACATCCGCTACAACACCCTTGACCTGTGGGCGCGTTATCAGGACTTCCAGACCCGCTTACGCGATGCGATTGTGAAGCGTCAGGCGCTAGACCGCATCATGATTGGCTTCAACGGTACCCACCGCGCGAAAACCTCTAACCGCATCAAGTTCCCGTTGCTGCAGGATATTGCGCCGGGCTGGCTGCAGAAATACCGCGACAACGCCCCGACCCGCGTGATGAGCAACATCACCGGTGAGGATGGCAATGTGGTATCAGAAAAAATCCGCGTGGGGGCCGGGGGCGATTACGCCAACCTCGATGCGCTGGTGATGGACGCTACCAACAACCTGATTGCGCCGTGGTATCAGGAAGACCCGGAACTGGTGGTGATCTGCGGCCGTCAGTTGCTGGCGGATAAATACTTCCCGCTGGTTAATCAGGAGCAGCCGAACAGTGAAGCGATGGCCGCCGATCTGATTATCAGCCAAAAACGTATCGGCAACCTGCCAGCGGTACGCGTACCTTATTTCCCGGCTGATGCGCTGTTGATCACCCGTATGGATAACCTGTCGATTTACTGGCAGGAAGATACACAACGCCGCCATATGGTGGAAAACTCGAAGCGTGACCGCATCGAAAATTACGAATCCATTAACGAGGATTACGTGGTGGAGGATTACGCCTGCGGCGCACTGGTGGAAAACATTGCGCTGTTGCCCAGCAAGCCAACCGATCCACAAACCAAAGCGGTGTTGCCATCCTCCGGCGAGGACATTAAAGCGCTGGCCGGTGCCATCGTTGAGGCGGTGAAAGCGGTGTCCGCCCCGGCGGAGGTAGGCTCCGATGCCGAGGTGAAAGGCCCCGATGTTGCGCCCGCAGACGACAAAGCGGCGAAAGGCGGTAAGTAACCATGACCAGCCCTGCCCGTCGTCACCTTGTGCGTCAGTCAGCGGTTGAGGCTGCGCAGCGGAAAAATGACCCGCTGCGTCATGCCAACGGCTACGAACTGATGATGCTTAAACTCTCTGAAGATAAGCGAAAGCTCAAACAGGTGCGCTCGCAAGAGCGCAAGGCCGAACTCAAGCGCCAACTGCTGCCGGACTATGCCCCATGGGTTGCTGGCGTGCTGGCCGAAGGTAAGGGAGCGCAGGATGCCATTCTGATGACGGTCATGATCTGGCGACTGGATGCCGGGGATATCCCCGGCGCGCTGGAGATTGCCCGCTATGCGTTGCGCTACAAACTGGCACCGCCGGGCAATTTTTCCCGCTCCACGCCGTACCTCATCGCAGAAGACGTCGCCGAGTCTGCCACTCGCGCCCACGAGGCCGGGGAGGCGGTTAATATTGACCACCTCACGCAGACCATGGAACTCACCGACGCAGAGGACATGCCCGACCAAGTGCGCGCCAAGCTGCACAAAATCACCGGGTACGTCTTGCGCGAAACGGGCAGGGCTGAACTGGCGTTAAATCACCTGAAACGGGCGTTGCAGTTGCATAACGGCTGCGGCGTCAAAAAGGACATTGAACGGCTGGAGCGGGCAATACGCACCGCCGCCAGCCGCTAACAGAACGCGCCCCGCGCCGGGCGGCACGATGGCTGCGACAGGTTTCACCTCGTCAACGCCGTCGTCCACCGCCCCCTATTATTGAGGTCTTATGAGCACCGTCATTATAAAACCCCGTCCGGACGCGCCAGCACCGCGCCCGGAGGATGAGCCGATCATTAAAAACGTCTTTTTCTTCCCGGATATCAGCCCGGCAGACGTGCGTGACGTGATGCGCATTGAAGGCACGATCACCGCCCCACGGCTACGGCTGGCAATTAAAAGCGCGATGGCGGAAGTCAACGCCGAACTGTTCATTTACCGCCGTGACCAGATGGCCGACGGCTATCAGCGACTGGAGGATGTGCCGGGCGACCAGCTCGACGGCGAAAGCATCCGGGTGAGTGAATACCGCAACGCCGTTAGTGCGATGACCATGGCGACGCTCTCGGAGCAATACCGCAGTTTAGACACCACGGCAACCGGTGGCCGTAAGGCCGATGTGATTGAAGCCTCCATCGGCGAACTGTGGCGCAATGCCCGCAGCGCGATCAGCAACGTGGCCGGGCGTTCTCACTGCATCATCGGGTTGCTCTGATGAAAATCTATGCCCTGCAGGGCGACACCGTTGACGCGATTTGCTGGCGCTATTACGGACGCACACAGGGTGTGGTTGAACAGGTTTACTCACTTAATGAAGGGCTGGCCGATGCCGGGGCGATTTTGTCCCACGGCCAGCCGGTAGAGCTGCCGGACGTGACCGCCGCGCCGCAGCGTGAAACCGTCAATTTATGGGACTGACAATGGAGCGAATTACCTCATTTTTAGCCTACGCGGTGGCGATTTTTCTTGCGTGGATCGGCAAGTATTCGCCGCAGGATATTGCCTTTATGGTCGGTGCCGCCGTCGGCGTCGGTACCTTTTTTGTTAACTGGTACTACCGCCGCAAAAGCTATCAGTTACTGAATAAATTAGGTGTTAGCCGGAGGGTTTACGATGAACTCAATCGCTAAACGTTGCACCGTGGCTGCCGTGCTGGCGCTGGCTGCTTTGCTGCCGCAATACAGCGCTTTGCACACCTCCGAGGCCGGGTTGCGTCTGCTGGCTGATTTTGAAGGCTGTCGGCTTTCCCCTTACCAGTGCAGCGCGAACGTGTGGACGAGCGGCATCGGTCACACCGCCGGGGTGGTGCCGGGGAAGGTCATTAGCGAACGCCAAGCCGCCGTCAATTTGGTTGCCGACGTTTACCGGGTTGAGCGTGCTATAGGTCGCTGTATGCCTGTCACGATGCCGCAACCGGTTTATGACGCGGTAGTGTCCTTTGCCTTTAACGTCGGCGTGACGGCGGCGTGTGGCTCCACACTGGCCGGTTTCATCAAACAACTACACTGGCGCAGTGCCTGCGAGCAGTTATCACGCTGGGTGTATGTCAACGGGGTTAAAAACAGAGGGCTGGAGCGCCGCAGGGCGTCAGAAATGGCCTACTGCCTGACAGGGGTTGACCAATGAATCGCACCGCCGCGTTGTTACTGGTGTTAGCGCTGGCCGTCGCCGGTTGGTTGAAATGGCAGGTTATCGCCCTGGGTGATCGGCTGGATGTTGCCAAGTTGGAAAACGGCAGGATATCGACGGCGCTGACCGACACCCGCGCAGCGATCACCACGTTGCAGGCAGCTGCCGGCCAACTGGCGCAGGAAGAGAAAAGCCTGAGAAATGACCTCAACGACGTGCACCGTCTGGCGCTGATCCGCGAACAAAAAATACAGAGATTACTCAATGAAAACCAAATTTTACGCGATTGGTTCAACACTCCTTTGCCTGCTGATGTTGCAAGGTTGCACCAGCGCCCCGGCTTCACCGGCACCGCAGATTATCTACATTGGCTGTCCGACGGTGAACCCGTGCCAAATACCGGCCAGCCACCCGAAGAATAACGGCGATCTGAGCGCCGACATTCGCCAGCTTGAAAACGCCTTGGCGGCCTGCGCGGTGCAGGTCGACGCCATCAAAACCTGTCAGGAGAAACACCATGTTAAAACCGCAACAGCTCCGCGCTGAGATAACAAGCTGCCTGCCATGGCTACAGCGCAATCCCGACAATTTGCGGGTACGAGTAGAGCGCGGCTGCGTGGTGTCTACGCTCGCCACTTCACTGTCGCATGAGTACCGCTATACGCTGAACCTGCTGTTTTTGGACTACACCGGCGATCTGGATTTAATCGTGGTACCCATGCAGGCGTGGCTACGTGAAAACCAGCCCGACATCATGGCGACGGAGGAAAAGCGCCGCACTGGTTTCACGTTTGAAACGGATTTTAATAACGACGGTTCGTATGATTTCAGCGTGTCGTTGCAGTTAACTGAGCGTGTAGTGGTCAACGAGCAAGACGGCGGCGCATTGCACGTTAAGCACCTGCCGGAATCCCCGTTACCGGAAAACGTCACGCGCCCGCTGCAGCTCTTTGTTCACGGTGAATTAGTGAGTGAATGGAATGAACGAGCTTAGCCCCTTTGATGCACGGCTGGCTGGGCTGATTACTGCGTTGTCGCCGCAGTCCCGCAAGTCGTTGGCCGTCGCCGTGTCCAAGCGTTTGCGCGCCAGCCAACAGCAAAACATCAAGCGCCAGCAGGCACCGGACGGCACGCCGTATGCCCCGCGTAAAACACCATTGCGCAATACAAAGCGCCTGCGCGATCGGGCGATGTTCTCAAAACTGCGCACCGCGCGTTACATGAAAGCTAAGGGCAGCGGTGACGATGCCGTGGTGGAGTTTGTCGGGCGTGTTAAGCGCATGGCTAACGTGCACCATTATGGCCTACGTGACCGGCCAACGCCGCACAGTGATCCTGTGAAATATGAAGCGCGCCCGCTGCTGGGATTCAGCACGGCAGACGTCAAAATGATTGAAACGGCAGTTATAGAACACCTCGCCCGCTAACCCTCTGTTGTGCCTCTGATCGTCCAACTGTCTCACGTTGCCGCCGCCCTTGCCGGGCGGCATCCTTTCCGCATGAACAATCAATCCGACATTCTGCGTCTGCTGCGCAACCTGATCCGCATTGGCACCGTGAACGCCGTCGACCCAGACAGCGGTCATTGCCGTGTCGATACCGGCGGCAATCTTACCGACTGGCTCAACTGGATCTCTTTCCGCGCCGGACGCACCCGCATATGGTCGGCCCCGTCAGTTGGAGAGCAGGTTCTTGTCTTTGCGTTGGGGGGGGAACTCGATACCGCCTTTGTACTGTGCGGTATTTACTCCGACGACTTCCCGGCCCCGTCGGTGTCAGCGGATGCGCTACATATCCATTTCCCTGATGACGCGGTGCTGGAGTATGAACCGGCCACCGGGGCGCTGAGTGTGACCGGCATTAAAACTGCTGACGTACAGGCGTCAGAGTCGATCACCGCCAGCACCAAGGTGGTGATGGTCAAAGCCGCAAAAAAAATCACCCTCGATGCCCCGGAGGTGATCTGCACTAACAAGCTGACCACCGGCACGCTGGAAGTGAAAAAAGGCGGCACGATGACCGGCAACATTACACACACCGGCGGCTCATTCTCATCCAACGGCGTTGTTGCTGATAAGCATACCCATGGCGGCGTCCAGAACGGCGGCGGCAAAACAGATGACCCATCTTGAGGACACCAGAATGAAAACATTACCCGTTATTTTTGCCGCTCTTTTTTCCCGTTTGGGCGCGCCAATTGCCTTATCTGGCGCCGTCTTACTTGCGCTGAATGGGGTATCCGGCTGGAGCTGGTTTCTGGCCGTTGGACTGCTGCTGTCATGAACAACGCCAAATATATCGGCATGAACCGCAACACCGGCCGCATGCTGACGGACATCGACCATATTCGGCAGTCCGTGGCTGACATTCTGTTAACGCCGCAAGGTTCACGCCCTATGCGCCGGGCCTATGGCTCTTTGCTGTCGGAGCTGCTCGACCAGCCGCAGAATGACACGCTGCGCCTGCAAATTATGGCCGCCTGTTACAGCGCGATTCTGGCTTGGGAACCCCGCGTAAAGCTGACCGGCATCACCTTTAACACCACCTACGACGGCAAGATGGTGATCGACATCACCGGCACCCGCACCGATACCCCCGGCGCGTTGTCGTTGTCTATTCCTGTGAGTTGAACCATGGCAACGATTAACTTAAGCCTGCTTCCCGCCCCGACAGTGGTCGAGGTGTTGGACTATGAAACCCTGTTGGCAGAACGTAAGGCTACGCTGATTTCACTTTATCCCGAGGCTGAACGGGCGGCCATCAGCCGCACACTGGCGCTGGAGTCAGAGCCGATCGTTAAGCTGCTGCAGGAAAATGCCTATCGTGAGGTGATTTTACGCCAGCGCATCAACGATGCCGCCAAGGCGGTGATGCTGGCTTATTCCACGGGGGCCGACCTTGACCAGTTTGGCGGGAATTTTAGCACCCCGCGTTTGGTGATCATCCCGGCGGATGAAACCACTATCCCGCCGACACCGGCAGTCATGGAATCGGACGACGATTATCGGTTACGCCTGCAGGATGCCTTTGAGGGTATGAGCACCGCCGGTTCGGCAGGTTCTTATCGCTTTCATGCACGCTCTGCCGATGGTCGGGTAGCCGATGTGACCGCTATCAGCCCATCACCGTCCTGCGTGACCGTGACGGTGTTATCACGTGACGGCGACGGCACCGCCAGCCCTGAGCTGTTGCAAGTCGTCAGCGTGGCGCTGAACGATGAGGATGTGCGCCCGGTCGCTGATCGGGTGACGGTGCAATCCGCCAAAATTACCCGCTATGCCATCGAGGCCACGTTATACCTCCATCCCGGCCCGGAGGTTGCGCCGATCCTCACGGCGGCCAATGAAAGGTTGCGTAATTACGTGGAGGGTGTGCGCCGATTAGGGCGCAGTATTCGCCGATCCAGTATGAACGCTGCGTTGACCGTTGAGGGTGTCGAGCATGTAGACATCATCAAACCGGCGGCCGATATCGTGTTGGATAAGACGCAGGCAGGCTATTGCACCGGCTTCACCATCAATCCAGGGCGAGCCGATGAATAACCGATTAATGCCGGTCGGGTCATCCCCGCTGGAAGTGGCCGCCGCCACGGCCTGTGCCGAGCTGGAGCGTTTACCGGTACCGCTGCGCGAACTGTGGAACCCGGCACGCTGCCCGGTGCACTTGTTGCCCTATCTGGCGTGGGCATTTTCCGTCGATAGATGGGATGAGGCATGGCCGGAGGATGTAAAGCGCGGTGTCGTCGCAGCGGCGTTTTTCATCCATCGCCACAAAGGCACCATTGGGGCCGTGCGGCGTGTGGTCGAGCCGCTCGGCTACCTGATTAACGTTGTTGAATGGTTTCACACTGAAGGCGCAGATCCGCCCGGCACCTTTCGGCTGGATATTGGCGTGTTGGAAACCGGCATCACGGAAGAAATGTATTTAGAAATGGAACGGCTGATCGCCGATGCAAAACCCCTGAGCCGCCATCTGATCGGCCTCAATATTCTGCAGGACATCCCCGGCCTGATTTACGTCGGTGCGGCCGTCGTGGACGGCGATGTCATCACCGTTTACCCCGGATAAGAGGAAGTCATGAGCAAGTATAAAGCGATTATTACCACCGCCGGGGCGGCCAAAATTGCCGCCGCGTCGGCAGGCGGTACCCAGTTAAAAATCACCCGTATGGCCGTCGGGGACGGTAACGGCACCTTACCCACACCGAACCCGGCACAGACCAAGCTCATCAATGAGAAATATCGCGCTACCCTCAACGGGTTGACCATTGATAAGTCGATAAAAAATCATATTGTTGCGGAGTTTATTATCCCGGCGAACGTCGGCGGGTTCTGGCTGCGTGAAATGGGGCTGTATGACGATTTCGGCACGTTGATTGCGGTCAGTAATGTGGCCGAAAGCTACAAGCCGAAACTGGAAGAGGGCAGCGGTCGCACGCAGACGTTGCGCATGATCCTGATTGTCAGCAGCACCGCCGCTATTAGCGTGATTGCCGGGGGCGATACCGTACTGGCTACTAAAGATTTTGTTAATGACGCCATAAAGGAGCATGAGAAAACCCGTAACCATCCGGACGCCAGCACCATCGCTAAAGGGTTGGTGCAACTGAGCAGTGCGACAAACAGCGCAGACGAAACTAAAGCCGCCACGCCGAAGGCCGTTAAGGCCGTTAACGATGCCAGTGCCAAAAAGAGCGCCAATCTGTCAGACCTGACCGACAAATCCGCCGCCCGTGGCAATCTTGCGTTAGGCAGTGCTGCGACGAAAAACGTCGGTGTTGAGGGCGGGCAAGTGATGGCCGTCGGTGCGTTTGGGCTGGGGATGGGCGGAAGACAATTTGATGATGCCTATTCGAATATCGCGCAAATTTACCGTGTTAATGTTGCCTCTGTGAATAAACCACCGATTACCGGTAACATTGCTGCCGGGGTCATTAGCCTGCCTTGCGATGCCGCACCGTCAGCGGGTTATATTGCGGTGTCAGGTGTTGGTCATGGTTTTATCGGTTACTCCAACCGGCCGGAAAACGGGGTGCGCTGGTCACGCATTTACACCACGGATTACAAACCAACGGCGGCGGATGTGGGGGCGCTTACTGATGCGCAGGCGGTGCAAAAGTTTGTCCAGCGCTCTATCAAGGTTAACGGCAAACCGTTGTCCGGTGATGTCAATCTGTTGGCGGCTGATGTTAACGCGTGGAATAAAACCGAGGCTGACGGGCGTTTTGTGAAACGAACAGGTGACACGATGGCCGGGACGCTTGTCATTGATGGCGCAACGGTGTTACCTACTCAACCACTGCGAGCAGCGACCGACGTCCCCGCACTCTGGAAGCAGGGGATCAGTTTATCAACGTTGGAGTTTGACGATAAAAACACCAGTAGTTATCCCGCGCAGCCTTATGCAACGTTAGTCAATTTGAGTGTGACTGAACATCGAGGCATCCAATTATTATCAGAAAAAGCGACGAATAATTTTTGGCTGCGTTCGGCAGATGCTAAAAAATACTCAGACTTTGTAAAACTCTACCATACGCAGAATAAACCGACGGCAGCGGATGTAGGGGCGTTAACGGATACGCAAGCCGCGCAGAAATACGCCTTGCGATCGTACAAGGTCAACGGTAAACCACTATCAGGCGACGTCAATCTGTTGGCGGGTGATGTTAATGCCTGGAATAAATCAGAGGCAGACGGACGTTATTTAATGAAGTCCGGCGGGCAACTGACCGGCACAGTAAAAACCACGGCTGAGATTCAGTCGCTTACCGCTGATAATTATCGCATTGTCAGCGGGGATTACGGGACGTTCTGGCGTAATGATGGCAACAGCATGTATTTAATGCTGACGAATGCAAAAAATCAGTACGGGACGTTTAACGGCCTGCGCCCATTTGCTGTAGATGTGAAAAACGGGAATGTTAACTTTGGCCATATTGTCAGCACAAATAACGATCTGAATGTTGGGAACAACCTCGGCGTCAGCGGACAGGGGTTTATTTTTAAAGGTGGTGTCACATCCTATGAAGGCGGCGGCGAACGTCATCACCAAACCAACGGGCTGTTATTGCGTGGTGCGGGCGATCTGAGAGCTGAAATTTATCATCATGAAACCATTGGGAAGCACCATGCACTTTCGTTTCATGTGGGAAACGGCACCGCTGGTGATGGCTGGTTTGATTTTCGCGCTGGCGGTGATGTGTATCTTAACGGCCCCAGTCCGACATTGAATGTTGGGCCTGCTGTTCATGCTGCTGACGGTAATATTATGGGGAGTCGCTGGGGTAATAAATGGCTATGGGATGCGGTGATTGAGCAGGTTAATGGCCGTGTTGACTGGAATTCATTTAACAATCGTAGTCACATTTCCGGCAATAGAAATGCCTGGTGGTATAAGGACGAATTAACCGGGTATATCCATCAGGGTGGTGTTATCAATCGCGGCGATAACTATCTAAACCGCGTTAATTTTCCACGCGGATTTACACAGGACTGTTTCGGGGTTCAATTAACACTGGCGGGTCATTGGGGGGACTCATCTGCAAACATGGAAGCGCTAAACGTGGGGCCGGGAGGATTTGACTCTGGTATGAATGGAAATGAACGCATCGCATTTTGGTGGGCGGTTGGGGTTTAATGATGAATTACGGATACAGTGCGAAAACCAATATTTTCTATGTGTTGGAAGATCAGGAAGCCTACGAAACAAATAACAACTGGCCTGATGATGTTAAACCGGTGTCTTTAGAACATTGGGAAAAATACCGCGGGCAATCCCCTTCGGGGAAAATACGGGGGGCGGATTGCGATGGCTTGCCGTGCTGGATTGACGTTCCACCGTTGAGCCAACAGGAACAGGTGAGCGAAGCGTCACGTAAAAAGAGTTTGCTGATAGTACAAGCCAGCAATGCAATTGCTCCTTTGCAAGATGCGGTTGAATTAGGGATGGCGACCGAGAAGGAGAAGGCGCAGTTGGTCGCATGGAAAACCTGCCGGGTGCTTGCCAACCGTATTCGGCCTGAGGATACGCAGGACATTGACTGGCCGACAGTCCCCGACGCCTAATAAAAAAGCCCGCATCATTATGATATGCGGGCTTTGTGCTTTGCGGCTTTCCCTGATGTTGCCGCGTCTTGTTCATTGACCATACCCCGTCTGGCTAAATTCCGTCCAATTGATTGCGTAGATCAATGCGCCATTATTGATCGGCGAAAACGATCGTCATTTCTTCAAAATCGCTCCGGCAGGTATCGCCTGTTGTCTGGCCTGTCTTCCATCACCCATCACGTGCGGCCTGCGCTGCTGGGCGGCATCATGCCTGCACCTACTCATTACGGAGCGAGCTATTTATGGGTGACTATCATCACGGCGTGCGTGTTCTCGAAATCAACGACGGCACCCGCGTTATTTCTACTGTTTCGACGGCTATCGTCGGCATGGTGTGCACGGCGGAGGATGCCGACGCGGCCACTTTCCCGCTCAACACGCCGGTGCTGATCACCGACGTGCTGGCCGCCTCCGGCAAGGCCGGTAAAAAAGGCACGCTGGCAGCGGCGTTGCTGGCTATCGCTGATCAGTCAAAACCGGTCACGGTGGTTGTGCGCGTAGCCGAAGGAAAAGACGTTAAGGAAACCACCTCAAACATTATCGGCGGCGCTAACGCGGAGGGCCGTTACACCGGTATGAAAGCGCTGTTGTCTGCGCAGGCGGAGTTAGGTGTGAAACCGCGCATCCTCGGCGTGCCGGGCCATGACAATTTGGAAGTGGCGACGGCACTGGCGGGTATCTGCCAGAAACTGCGTGCATTTGGTTATGTCAGCGCCTACGGCTGCAAAACGGTACAGGATGCGATTAAGTACCGCGCCAATTTCAGCCAGCGCGAGCTGATGCTGGTCTGGCCGGATTTTGTGAGCTGGAACACCACCACCAACAAAAGCGATATTGCCTATTCCGCCGCCCGTGCGCTGGGCCTGCGTGCCAAAATCGACACGGAAACCGGTTGGCACAAAACCCTGTCTAACGTCGGTGTGAATGGTGTTACCGGCATCACCGCCAGCGTGTTCTGGGACTTACAAGCGCCGGGTACGGATGCCGACCTGTTAAACCAAGCGTGCGTCACCACATTGATCCGCAAAGACGGCTTTAAATTCTGGGGTTCGCGCACCTGTTCTGACGATCCGCTGTTCCAGTTCGAAAACTACACCCGCACCGCGCAGGTGTTGGCTGACACCATGGCCGAAGCGCACATGTGGGCGATTGACCGGCCAGTCACGCCGACGCTTATCCGCGACATGATTGATGGCATCAAAGCCAAATTCCGCGAACTGAAATCCGCCGGGCTGATTATCGACGGCGATTGCTGGTATGACGCCAGCGCCAACGACAAAGAAACCCTGAAAGCGGGCAAGCTGTTTATTGATTACGACTATACGCCGGTGCCACCGCTGGAAGATTTAACCTTGCGTCAGCGTATCACTGACCGCTATCTGGCGACGTTCGCCGCGTCCGTGAACCGCTAAGGAAAGGATGAGTTATGGCTCTGCCTAAAAAACTGAAATACCTGAACCTGTTTAACGACGGCTTCAACTACATGGGGATCGTATCCTCGCTGACGCTGCCGAAGCTCACTCGCAAGCTGGAGAAATACCGGGGCGGCGGTATGAATGGTGCGGCCCCGGTCGATATGGGGTTGGACGATGACGCGCTGGCGCTGGAATGGAGCATGGGCGGCATTGATGAACTGGTGCTTAAGCAGTGGGGCGCAGTCGATGCCGTGCCGCTGCGTTTTGCCGGTTCCTTCCAGCGTGATGACACCGGCGAGGTGTCCGCCGTGGAAGTGGTCATGCGTGGCCGCCATAAGGAAATCGACTCTGGCGAATACAAACAAGGTGAGGACACCGAAACCAAGGTGGCCACTGAATGCACCTATTTCAAGCTGACCGTTGACGGCAAAGAGCTGATCGAAGTCGACACCGTGAACATGGTCGAAAAGGTCAACGGCGTTGACCGTTTGGCAGAACATCGTAAGGCCATCGGGCTGTAATTTTTGTGCCAGCCCGTCGGGCTGGCCGTTCCACGAATCCAAGAGAGAATAACCATCATGAACGAAGCAAAAGAAAACGTCATCACCCTCGACACCCCGATTAAGCGCGGTGAAACCACTATCGCCGAGGTGCAGGTAATCAAACCCACCGCGGGCGCATTACGCGGTGTCGGTCTGGCAGCGGTAGCGAATGCGGATGTTGATGCGCTGCTGGTGATCCTGCCGCGTGTCACGTACCCGAGCCTGACCAAAGAAGAATGCGCCCGCCTGGAATTGCCAGACTTGGTGGCGCTGGCCGGGCAGGTGGTCGGTTTTTTGTCGCCGAAGTCGGCGGAGTAGCGATTGATGCCCGGCTGGGCGTTGATGACCTGATGGCGGATATCGCAGTGATATTCCACTGGCCGCCATCAGAAATGACCGGTATGACGCTCACGGAGCTGTTGAACTGGCGTCATAAAGCATTGCAACGCAGCGGAGTGAATCACGATGAGTAAAAGCCTGCAGCTTCAGGTCTTGCTGAAAGCCGTAGACCAAGCCACCAGCCCGCTAAAGAGTATCCAACAGGCAAGCAAAACGCTTGCCGGTGATATCAAAACCACGCAGCAAACCCTTAAAGCACTGGACGCACAGGCCGCCCGGATTGATGGCTTTCGTAAGCAACAGGGGCAGCTCGCTGTCACCGGGCAGGCGCTGAAAAAGGCCAAAGCGGAAGCGGCCGCGCTGGCCGTTCAATTCAAGGCGACGGAAAAGCCCACAGCGCAGCAAGCGCGATTACTGGCAGCCTCCAAGCGTGCCGCGACTGAGTTACAAACGAAATACAATGGGCTGCGCCAGTCCGTGCAGCGCCAGCGTGACGCGCTCAATGCTGACGGTATCGCTACCAAGATCCTGAGCGCCGAGCAACGCCGGTTAAAAGCCAGTGCCGGTGAAGCCACGGGCGCACTCAACCGCCAGCGGGCAGAACTGGAACGGTTAAGCAAAAAACAGCAGCAGGTAAACCGCGTTAGCGCCCGCTATCAGGCAGGGAAAGCCGCAACGGCCACGGTTCGCAATACCAGTGCTGCCGGATTGGGTGTAGCTACCGCTGGACTGGTCGCAGAAACCGCATTTATTGCGCCGGGTGTGCAGTTCGACAAGCAGATGTCAGACACGCAGGCCACGTTAGGGCTGGCGAAAGATGACAAGCAACTGACGGCGATCCGCCAACAGGCGCGGGATATCGGGGCCACCACGGCATTTTCCCCGACGGACGTCGCTCGCACACAATCGGTGTTAGCGAAATCCGGCTTTAACGGTGATGCCATTCTGAAATCGACCGAATCCACGGTAAATCTGGCGCTGGCTTCCGATCTGGACATCGCCGACGCGGCCGACATCATCACCAACATGCAATCGGCGTTTAACATGCCGATAGACGAGATCCAGCGCGTCGCGGACGTGATGACCAAAGGTTTCACCAGCTCCAACAGCAACCTGATGGATTTTGGCGAGGCGATGAAGTACGTCGCCCCGATTGCGGAGGCGGCCGGGGCCAGTATCGAGGACACCACCGCCTTGCTGGGCGTGTTGGCCGATAACGGCATCAAGGGGTCTATGGCCGGTACGGCGGCCAGTGCGATGTTTACGCGGTTACAGGCGCCAGTAGGGCAGGCGGCTGATGCGTTGTCAGAATTGGGCGTAAAAACCAAGGACGGCAAAGGGAACATGCTGCCGATCGCGAACATCCTCAAGAAAATTAACGGCTCGTTTAAAACCAACAAGCTCGGCACCGCACAGCAGGCCGAATACCTGAAAGTCATTTTCGGCGAAGAAGCGATGAAAGGCGCTATCAAGCTGATTGACGCCGCCGGTAATGGCAAGCTGAGCGAAAAACACAACACCGTCACCCAGTCAAAAGGGGCTACGGCCCAGATTGCCCGAGTGAAGGTGGACAACCTCGACGGCGACCTGAAAAACCTGTTTTCCGCATGGGAAGATGTGCGCATTGAGGTGTTCGACGGCCAAAACTCGGCGCTGCGTAAGCTGGCCGTCTCCGCCACTGAATGGCTGACAAAGGTCGGTGCATGGGCTAAAGCCAACCCGGCGTTGGTCGGCACGTTATCAAAGGTCACCGCAGGCGTAACTGCACTGATTGGCGGACTTGCTGCGCTGGGCCTTATCGCATGGCCGGTGATGGCCGGGGTCAATATGTTGATTGCCGGGGCTGGGTTGCTGGGGACGGTATTCACCACGGTAGGCGCAGGTATTGCTGCCGCATTTACCGCCATTTCATGGCCTGTATTAGCCCTGATTGCTGTCGTTTCTGCCGGTGCTTTGCTGATCCGCAAATATTGGGAGCCTATCAGCGCCTTTATCGGTGGCGTAGCCGAAGGGTTTAAAGCGGCTCTGGCTCCGATTACCGCCGCCTTTGAACCGATGAAACCCGTGTTTGACTGGTTTAGCGAGAAGATTAAAGCGGTTTATAACTGGTTTATGGATTTGTTGGCACCGGTGAAATCGACGCAGGCCGAACTACAGAATGCGGCCGAAGTGGGTAAAAAATTTGGGGAAGCCATCGGAAACGCGCTGAACTGGCCTATGCAGGTGCTCGACAAGCTGGGCGGGAAAGTCGGTTGGTTAGCGAAAAAACTCGGGTTTATGAAGGATGAAACCGCAGAGTTAGACAAAGAGGCGGTAAAAAACAACCCTTACGCAACGGGGGCCGGTGGCCGGGGGTATTCACTCAGCGGCGGGCTAGTAAATACCGGCGCATCGCCGGTGATTAAGGCAGTTCCGGCCGTGGGTCGGCCGGACATACTGCCTGCTTCTGTGGTGAATATCTCACCTGCCGTCATCGCCCTGGCACCCCCGGTGATGTTGCCTGCTACCGAAGTCAACGCAGGCCGTGCGCCCCCTGTTGCCCCACTGGCACCCCAGCGCTATGCGCCGGTAATGCGAGGGGCATCATCGGCCTATACCGATAACAGTGTGACGCATAACAAGTATGACGTTGTGATCCCCGCAGGGATGAGCCGGGAAGACACGTTGCAACTACTGAATGAAGCGCAGGCACGCCAAGAACGTGAGCGACGCGCACGTGCCCGCAGTTCTATGACCAATTAGGCGCAAATTATTATGATGCTGACGTTAGGATTCTTTGTTTTCATGCTGCAAACGTTGCCGTATCAGTCGCTGAACCGCACAGCGGATTATCGCTGGCCGAGCAATGCCCGCGTGGGCCAGCGCCCGGCGTCGCAGTTCTTGGGGCTGGATGATGAAAAAATTACCTTGTCCGGCGTGCTACTGCCGGAAATTACCGGCGGCAGGTGGTCGCTGTTGACGCTGCAACTGATGGCTGAACAGGGGCGGGCATGGCCGCTGATTGAGGGCAGCGGGACGATTTACGGAATGTTTGTGATTGAGTCGATATCGGAAAGCCATTCGGATTTTTTTGCCGATGGCAGCCCACGCCGCACAGAATTTACCCTCAATTTAAAGCGAGTTGATGAATCTTTGTCTGTTATGTTTGGCGATTTGAGCCAGCAGGCCAGAGAGCTTTACGGCAAAGCAGGGGCGGCTATGGGCGGGCTATTATCATGATCACCAACGTTGCCATGCCTGCCGGGGCATTGATTGCCCCGGACTTCTCTTTGTCGCTGCAGGAAAAAGACATCACGCAAAACATTCGTAAGCGGCTTATTTCTCTATCACTGACGGATAACCGGGGTTTTGAGGCTGACCAGCTTGATATTGAGCTGGACGACAGCGACGGCCTGATGGTGATGCCGCAGCGTAATGCGGTGCTTGCGTTGTCGCTCGGCTGGAAGGGGGCAGCGCTGACGCCGAAAGGGCTGTTTACCGTGGATGAGGTCGAGCACCACGGGTCACCGGACACATTGACCATTCGCGCCAGAAGTGCGGATTTTCGCGGGTCGCTCAATACCCGTCGGGATGAGTCCTACCATGACACCACGCTGAGCCATATCGTGCAGAAGGTGGCGGCGCGAAATGCGCTTAAAGCCACGCTGGCCGCCGGATTGAGCACTATTAAAGTGAGTCACATCGACCAGACGCAGGAAACTGACGCGGCCTTTCTTACCCGGTTAGCCTCGCTTAATGGCGCGGTGGCCGTGGTGAAGAACGGCAACCTGCTGTTTATGCGGCCGGGCAACGGCACCACCGTGAATGGCAAGCCACTGCCGGTGTTTACTCTCACCCGACAGGATGGCGATCGGCATAGCTTCAGTATTGCCGATCGGGATGCTTACACCGGGGTGACGGCGAGCTGGCTCAATACCAAGCAGCCAAAGCCGCAGAAAGTGAAGCTGCAGCGTAAACCGAAAGAACAGCATTTACGGGCGCTGCAGCATCCCAACGCCAAGCCGGCCGCCAGTAAAAAAACGGGGAAACCCGTTGAGGAAAAGAAAGGGGAATATCTGGTGGGGGCCGAGGATAACGTGTTTGTGATCCCCAAAGTCTACGCGAACAAGGCCGCCGCCATGCGGGCCGCGCAAGCTAAATGGGAAAAGCTGCAGCGCGGCGCGGCTGAGTTCTCACTGTCGCTCGCCATGGGGCGTGCCAACATCACCCCGGAAACGCCAGTACGCGTCAGCGGGTTTAAAGCGGTGATCGATGCGCAAGACTGGATAGTGAGTAAAGTTACGCACAGCCTGAGCAATGGCGGCTTTACTACGGCGCTAGAGTTTGAGGTTTTGCTTTCTGATGTGACTTATGAAGTTTCATAAAGTGAATTGTAAATTCACTTAAAGTTTATTTTGTTTCAGATCGTGAGAGGTATTATCGGCGACAACAGAGTTAGTGACGAGGAATTAATCATGTTTCATTGCCCGTTATGCAAAACGGCGGCACATGCCCGTACCAGTCGTTACCTGAGTCAGCATACAAAAGAACGTTACCACCAGTGCCAAAATATCAACTGCGGACACACGTTTAAAACGATGGAGAGTTATGACAGCGCGATTATGACTCCCGGGCAGGTAACGGCAGTGCCACCACATCCTATTGGCGTCAGTATTACAGGGCAACAACAGGTTATGTGGATGTAA